CCAAACCTTTCAATCTGTGCATTGTAAAGTTTTTCAGCCATTTCTTGTGTATATTCTGCTTGTGTTAGATTTGCTAATATATCTTCAACTGGAGCACCGTCAGCAGCATCGCCAACAGCATCAACAACATCGCTTCCGTCTGTTTCTAATCCTACTGTGTTTATTCCGCCTTCAACATCTTGAGCACCAAAGTCAACGTTATTTGAAATAACACCAACTAGCGCACCAACTGCTGCTGTCTTGAGCGATGAACCAACTGCACTAGAAAGATCTTTGCCTTGTAGTAAATCTTTAGTTGCTCTCATTAAGAAACCGCCTATAGCACCTCCTAATGGTCCGCCTGCCATACCAGCTGCTACTGTTAGTATTGAAACAGCAATAGTTGCTTTGCCTGGATTTTCTTTTGCCCAATCACTAACGCCCTGTATTGCTTGAACAACTTTACCGTCTTTTGCGCCAATCTTAGCTTTTAGTTCTGCAAACTTAGCATCTGCATTTGCAACTGGACCAGTTTTTTTAACTGCTTGTCCAAGCTCTTTCATTTTAGTATTAACAAATCCAACAGCATCAGCACCTTTGCCAAGTGCAGTTCTATTACCACCTGATGCTGTTGCGCCAGCTTCAACATCTGTAAATAATTGACTAATCTGTTTTGGATTTAAGTTTGCTTCTACAATATAGTTTTCAAAACTTTTAATAAACGGAACAAGGTGTTGTGTCTCAAGTAGTGTTAATCGAGGATCATTCCAGCCTTCAGTGATTAGTTTACGTTTTGTTGAATTAATTTCATTAAGTCTCATTACTTAACTCCTGCCTTTTTAGCTGCTTGTTGTCTAATAGCTACTCGTTGTTTTGGATTAAATGCTGCAATGCTCTTTTTCATTACATCCATATTAGGTCCAGCAACAGGTTGTGTTGCTTTAGCTGCGGGAACAGCACCCGGTTTAGCTTTTGCAGCAGGAACACCAGGCTTAGTAGATTTTCCTTTAGGAGCTGCGGCAGCTGCCGGCGCTGCATTTTTTCCTTTACCAGGAACATTACCCATTAAACCCTGACCAAATCCTTTAGCAAAGTTTTTTACACCAGTACCAACAGCTCTAACGCCTTTACCAAGACCAGCACCTACTTCACCAGCACTAAGTTCATCTAGTTGATCATTATCTGCAAACTCATGGATCTTCATGTTAATATTCCTTATGTCATTATAATGTATTTATTAATTTATGTATCTAACTATTAGAATTGTTACTTCGTAACAATTAGTTATCGCTTACGCTCAAACTATCTATACTTCGTATAAGTGAATGATTAACTAAATGATATTATTATATTGCATTAATACGAATGTATTAATGTTTTAATTTCATGTAGATTGTTTAGTCAGACGGAACTATTTCTAGCCCCGTCGTCTTTTTGGATAACCTCATGTGAGTTCGCCACAGCCAAGACATTGGAAATAGGTATTTGTTTATACACAAGTTCAATGGGCTCTGACCTTTCCCAACCTACGTCGACATTATGTTGCTTAAAATGTACAATGTACATTATATGTAACAATATTCCCCCGCTTCGTTCCTAGTGCTAAAGGGTTTTTATGAACTATGTTGTGTTTTTCGACTGCTAACAATTCAATCTATATCAACTAGTGAGCCCAATTTGTTTGGTGGCTTCCACACTCTGGTGTGTCAATCAATATGTACGTGTGCTCCTATACGGTAGCTTTTTCCACAGCGGCATTACTATCTGGCCCGCCAGCCTTATGTGTTAGATTGTTTTGCCTGTATGTGATGTTCTAGTAATGCCTGTTTGAGTTTGTCTGATCCACCGACTCTAACATTTATAATACCATTATAGTATTCATCTGTTTCAAGTACACGTCTATCAAACTGTTCTCTTGCCTCTATGTAGGACATTTCGCCCCTACCTTTACATAGGTATAGTATTTCTCGTGTAAATTTATCTGCGCCTAGTGTTGCAACGTCTGCGTTCAGTCTATCACTGGAGCCATAGTATTCTCTCCAGTCACTTTCTTTAGTTCCACGACGTTTATTTTTCTTGCCTTTAAGTGGTGGCTTAGTAGTTTTAAACTTTGCTAGTTTCTTGCCTATGTATTTCTGGCCTGTAGTGGTGTTGGTAATAAGATAAACAAATCCTTCGTAGTCGTCCGGTATTTGGTCAATCTCGTTGCCATCATATATCCACTGCATACATTATATATGTATGTAAATGTAGTTTTTGCCTAAGTTCTGGTTTGCCTTGTTGTATTATGATGAATATGTATTTCATCAGCTCTTTCTTTAGCTAGTGATCGAATATCACGTAAGCACTTTCGTACTGCGCGGTGTGTTCGTACACTATTTCTCTGTTCAAAGTTTTCGTTTGCTTTGAAATAATCAAGATATGCTTTTACAAGCAAGTCATGTGCATCATCTTCCATTAGTCTATAACCTCTAAGTCATTTGCGTAACTCGTAAAGCCATTTTCTTTTACTACTCGTAACACATGATTAACTCTTCCAATGAGTTCATCTTTGTGTGAGATAAGATAGATGTTCTTTTCACGTTCCCGTGCCATCTTTTTAAGTATGCTTAACGAATTTTCTACTCCAGCAGTATCCATACCACTGTCTATAAGTTCATCAATGAACAATAAATTAATATTCTGGTACAAGCTTTCCCAAACATCGCGGAATGCAAAGCTCAACCCTAATATAAGTCTGTTACGTTCGCCTCTTGACAAGTTATCAAAGTCTAGGTCTTGTCCTAGCTGTTGAATTTCAACAGTTAGATCATTTAAGAATACAACTTGATGCGGTAACCCGATCTTGTCAAGGTAATATGAAAGTCTGTTGTTTAAGTATGCTAGGTTTTGATCAATAATCTTCTTACGAATGAAACTATCTTTGTTTGTAAGTAGCTTTAACAAGAACTCTTGATGTTCTTTAAAACTAGTAAGCTCGTTAACAATACCCCAGTCAATTTTTTGAATAGCAGTTTCATTTAGGTCGGTAATTTGTGCAGTGTATGGGTCTTCTTCCCCTACTTTTGTTTCTAATGTCTGTTTTAAGTTGTCTACGTTGCTTCTATGCTCATATGCTTCTTTTGCACTATCGTAAAACGTTGTAGGCTTGCCATTAATGTCACCAATTGCTTCGAGATCAGTAACAACATGCGATAATTTGTCAGAAACTTCTACTTGATACGCTTTTGCATCGACTAGTTCTTTATCTTTGCGCTCTGCGATCTCTGCCTTCTTGTCTGCATGTAATTCTTGACCACATGTGTAACAAGTTGCATCATCAAGATCTGTAATGTCCTTAACAAGCTTTGCAACACTCTTATCTGCACGATGTAGTGCTGGTTCCAGTGTGCTTAGTTCTTTTCTCAAAGAAGTTATCTTATTATTGTGTTCAGTCCAATTAGCTAACTTTTCATGCGACTCAAGTTCTGATTCAATGTCTAAATGTTCCAGTTGATCAATAGCATTTGCTAATTTATCTTGGTCCTGTTTGTGCTTGGACACCCAAGCACGTTGTCTACCAGCTAATTGTTCAATACTTACTTCAATCTTTTCGTTTGCAGTCTGAATAGCATTAATCTTTAGTGTCTCTTCAGTGATAGCGTCTTTACTCTGACGAGTTTGCTCTTTAAGTAAGTCAGCCTTCTCAGATAGTATAGTAATACCTAACAACTGCTCAATGATCTGTCTTTGATCATTAACACGCATACTTAAAAACGGTTCGGTATAAGTGTTTAGCGCAACAATGTGCTTAAACATGTCATGACTCATACCCAACAGTGTGTTAACATCGTCTTGTGTCTGCCTACTGTCACCTTGTGACTCGTCTACTAATGATTCTTGGTTGTTAATGTAGAATTTAAAGAAATTAGGACCACGTCCCCGCTCGATGCGGTAACTATTGCTATCTTTTTCAAACTGTAGTGTAACTAACATACCTTTGCTGTTAGTTTTGTTGATCAAGTTGTTAGCTCTAATGTTTGTAAGGGCTTTCCCGTACAATGCATAGGACAAAGCGTTGATAATAGTAGTTTTACCAGTACCATTACGTGAACCACTGTCATCACCACCTTGGTCCAAGTTCTCACCTAGTACAAGTGTTAGTTGTTCACCTTCAAAGTCTACTGCTTGAGTCTGATTACCCACACTCATAAAGTTTTTTACGGTAAGGTCTTTAATCTTTATCATATTATGATTCTAGTCCATTATATATTTGCAACAACAAACTTTTATCAAAGTTAGTAGTGTCAAGTTCTGCTATTTCATTGCTTACTATTTGATCTACACTTTCAAACTGTGCAATATCAAGCTCTGTACTCATTTCTTCTAACTGCTTTTGCGGAATTAATGTAATCTCACGACAGTTGTATTGAGTAATGAATGTTTCCTTAATAAAACTTGCCTCTTCATAACTAATAGGAAGGTCAAGCGTTACCCGCAGGTACATTTTACTCTTAATGAAGGTATCTGCATTATCAATTAGGTTGCTAAGTGTTACAGTACGATACTTAGGACAGTTGGGCCAGTTAATAAACTCTGGCTCTTTGTTATTTTCCTTGTCAAGTATCATCATACCACGGTCATCATCACCTACGTCAGCATAGTTGTGTGGAAATGCATTACCGATGTAATGAATAGCACCTTGCTTCTGACGTTTGTGGAAGTGTCCACTGAATACGTACTCTTGATGCTTAAAGTGTTCAGGCTTTAGGTCACCATGATCTGGCATTCTAACCAATGCGTTCATATAGAAGCTAGGAAGTTCAAAGTGTCCAAACAAATACTTTGTTTCAATGTCTTTCATCTGCTTCCACTCGTCACCAACAAGCCACGGTACCAGTGCAACATCATCCTCAATGAAGATTTCGTCTATAAACGTAATGCCTGGAATGTGTTTTGCAAAAGCAGTACTGTTAACGTCACGCTTGTCTTTATAATACAAGTCATGGTTACCATCGAAGAAGTAAAACTTCTCAAACGCAGCACCAAGCTTTTCCATACTTCTAATTGTAGCATCCATAGTGGTAAGGTTAAGTGAATTACGATTATGGTGCCAGTCTCCACAGAAGATGCCGGTCTCGCAACCGGCATCTTGTGCTTGTTTGATGTACCAATCGATAAATTCTTCGCAATCTTCGTTATGAACACGACTATTGCCCTTCAATCCA